AATGGCCTTTAGAGGCAGACTTCACGGACATCAGACCTATGACACCAGAAGAACGTAAGGCATCTCTTGATCGTAATGAAAAAAACATGTGGCGCAAGTGTGTCAGTTGTGGTAATGCTAGTAGAGGCACATGGTGTGGCTTCTGTCTGGAGGAAGAATGATTAATAGTGAATGGAAACGCTTGGTGAAAAAGCACGAAGACTTTGAGGAGAATGTATTGTCAGAACATACACCAGATAATGTAAACAACCCGCCACACTACGGCAGAGGTAAGATAGAATGTATTGATTACATCCAAGACTTTCTAACTACAGAGGAGTACATAGGATACTTACGTGGTAACATCGCTAAGTACCTACACCGCTGGCGTTACAAGAATAAACAGGAAGACTTGCTGAAAGCACAGTGGTACTTGGAACGATTGATACATCTACAGGGAAAGGAGTGACGGTACAATGAGTACAGCAACACAGGCATCAGAAATTAAATTGTACAACGCAATGATCGAAAACAACCTTAGTGTAACTGAGGCAGTTGAGGCCATGAAAAGATACGCAAACGATAAAGAGTTTGAAGATGCACTTGACAGGGTGTACAAAAATGATACATTACTAACGGATGAATGGGACGTTTGGTCCTAGCAACAGGAGAATATATGAGACACCTAACACTTGACGTAGAAAATACAACGGTCAAACGCAATGGCAAGTTACACCTTGATCCGTTTGAGCCAGAGAATACGTTGGTGATGGTAGGTATGTTAGAAGACAACGGTGTAGAAACCATTGTCACATTTGATCATGCAGACCATGCACCTACCCCCAATGGTCACCGCATTGTACAAGACGCACTAGACAATACGTCTTTGCTTATAGCACACAACGCACCACACGATCTTTTGTGGTTGTGGGAGTCAGGTTTTACCTATGATGGTAACGTATACGACACCATGCTTGGCGAGTACGTACTACAACGTGGACAGAAACAACCTCTGTCCCTTGAGGCTTGTGCAGAACGCTACGCTCTTGACACACAAAAGCAAGACACATTGAAGGAGTACTTTAAGAATGGATATTCCACACGTGATATTCCTCATGATGAATTATCGGAATATTTGTCACACGATCTACATGCAACTCAACAGTTGTACATTACTTTGCAGACCAAGTACGAGGGATGCACCTCCTTAGTGCCAACCCTAGAGTTGACCAACCAGTTGGCTGTACACCTTGCACGTATATACCAACGTGGCTTCAAGGTTGACCTAGCTGCACTAGACAAAGTGCGTCAGGAGTTCGAGAGTGAACGCAACCTACTCAAGATTGCACTAGAGGAACAGGCAGCTGACTTGATGGGTGACAGACCTATCAACCTCAACAGCCCAGAGCAATTGTCTTGGGTGATCTACAGCCGTAAGCCACACGACAAGAAAGTATGGGCTGACTTGTTCGATGAACGTATGCCTGATGCAGAATACAAGCGCACAGTCAGCAGACACAGTGACAAGTTGTACAAGCAGAAAGCACACCAGTGCAGTACATGCAAGGGTAGTGGACAGATACGTAAACAAAAGAAGGATGGGACATTATATGCTAGACCAAATAAATGCAGCAATTGTAACTCTGTTGGATATATCTTTAGTGATATGGGTAATAACATTGCTGGCCTAAAGTTCACACCACCTAACTCCAAGTGGGTTAGTGCTAACGGATTCGGTACAGGTAAAGACAACCTAATATTCTTGGAAGGTATTGCACGTTCACGTGGCATGAAAGAGGCAGAGACATTCCTACGTAATGTTCGTAGGCTCTCAGCCGTTGAGACATACCTCAGTAGTTTTGTTGAGGGTATCTCCAACCACATGAAGCCAGATGGTTTGTTGCATGTACGTTTGTTACAGCATCGTACAGGTACAGGCCGACTATCGGGTGCAGACCCCAACATGCAGAACATGCCACGTGGCGGTACATTCCCCGTCAAGAAAGTGTTCGTGTCTCGCTGGGAGGGTGGCAAGATTATGGAAGCTGACTTCGCACAGCTTGAGTTTCGTGTCGCTGCATTCCTATCACAGGACAGGACAGCTATTGACGAGGTTGTTACAGGCTTCGACGTACACAGTTATACTGCACAAGTTATCTCGGATGCAGGTCAACCTATGTCACGGCAAGAGGCCAAGGCACATACCTTTGCTCCTTTGTATGGGGCTAGTGGTTTCGGTAGATCAGAGGCAGAAGCGGCATACTACAAACAGTTTACGACAAAGTATGCAGGTGTTGCCAACTGGCACAAGAGCTTGGCTACTGAGGCACTCAACACTGGCATGATCACAACACCATCAGGTAGGGAGTTCTCCTTTCCCGATGTAACACGTAGACGGTATGGGGGTGTGACATATTTCACACAGATTAAAAATTATCCTGTACAATCGTTTGCAACTGCTGACATAGTACCAATATCTCTGATATACATTGATAAGTTACTAACGGCAAACAAGCTACGTAGCTGCGTAGTAAACACGGTGCATGACTCAATTGTAATTGACATACACCCAGAAGAAGAGGACATGGTACTACGTGTAATACAAGCTGCGAATGACAAGCTTATACCAATCGTCAATAGAAAGTGGGGTATTGATTTTAACATACCACTTCTACTTGAGGCAAAGATTGGTCCTAATTGGCTTGACACAAAAGACGTAGCATGATATAACTAACTTTCGCTTTATCAAAAGGAGACTACAATATGAATGAAGTAGCAACAATCGACACCAACAACTTCTCTGCAATGGCAAAGGCTATGGGCATGGAGGCAGAAGCACCAAAGGCAAGCAGCAAAGCAAGCACACTTGCACGGTTACGTATCCACCACACACCTATCATGGGCCAGCAAGAGGTCAATGGTAAGATGAAGAACGTAGAGGTCATCGGTGGTGGTACATACAAACTAGAAATTCCTGATGGACCTACGTACTATGCAGAGGGTGCAAACATCCGCCCATTCTTGCAGCGTTTCATGTACAAGAAGTTCATCAAGGGCAACGACAACACAGCTAACCGCTTCGTCAAGACCGTCATGGCTACCGATCTTAACGGTGACATGAAGGACAATGACGGTGGCTTCAACTGTGGTAAACCCGCTGGTTTTATCAAAGACTGGGCGGCACTACCGGACAACATGAAAGACCTTATCAAGTCTATCAAACGTGTCCGTGCAATCTTTGGTACTGTGGAGTTAATCAACCCTACAGATGCAGATGGCAATGCGGTAGATGTAGAAGTGACACCATTCATCTGGGAAGTAGACAACCGTGATGCCTTCAAGACTATGGGCGAACAGTTTGTCAAGCTGACCAAGATGCGTAGGTTACCACCTCAACACAACATCAACTGTACAACACGTGAAGTACCACTACCAAATGGTAGCAGCTTCTATGTACCAAACGCTGACCTTGATCTGGGTAACACGTTAGAGATGGACAATGTTACACAGGAAATATTCGGTAACTTCATGGCGTGGATTCAGAACTACAACACATACATTCTGAATACATGGGATGAGAATATGCACAAGAACGAAGACGTTGATGTAGATACGGTGGAAGCATTCGTTGACATCAGCGAAGAGGACTTTGCATAATGAATCATCCTGCTGAACTGGCGATCAATCAGTATCTGGAAGATGCTACATCCGGTAAGTCAACAATGTCCGAAGAGACTATTGAACAAGTTGGCAAGGATGTAATGGATGCTATGCGCCGCCAGTTCGGTAGTGGCAAAGGGCGTGACGAGTTTCGTTTACGTATGTCTAACATTGGTAAACCTACTTGCCAACTCTGGTTCGCTAAGAATGAGCCAGAGAAAGCCCTACCACTGCCGACCACATTTGTAATGAACATGCTACTAGGTGACATCGTTGAAGCTGCATTCAAAGGTATACTCAAAGAAGCCAAGGTTGATTACAACGATGAAGATAACTTCGTTACACTAGAGCTAGGGGAACACAAGATCAAAGGCAGCTACGACTTGGTTATGGATGGTGCAGTAGATGACGTTAAGTCTGCATCTGACTGGTCATACCGAAACAAGTTTGAATCCTTTGACACACTAAAGAAGAGTGATCCATTTGGTTACGTAGGACAGTTAGCTGGCTACGCCAAAGCCTCTGGTAAAAAGGTAGGTGGCTGGTGGGTTGTCAACAAAGCCAATGGCAACATCAAGTATGTACCTGCAGATGGTATGGACTTGCAAGAAGAACTGGACAAGCTGGAGAGTAACATTGAAACGGTAAACGCTAACGAGTTCAAGCGTTGCTTCAGCCCTGTACCGGAAACCTTTAGAGGTAAACCATCTGGTAACTTGGTACTCAATGACAGCTGCAAGTTCTGTGACTATCGCTTCTCTTGCTACGACATTGAGGAGCTACCATCAAAGGTATCACAGGCACGTACTAAACCCATTGTGGCGTACATCAAATCGGGAGACTAACATGAAGGCATCTCAATTTGCTGCCGCAATGAAGCACGGGTATAGGAGTGGTCTTGAACTTCGCACAAAAGAATACCTTGTAGAACACAAAGTAAAGTTTAAATATGAAAAGGTAAAGATAGAGTGGGAAGACCTCATGTACCGTACTTATACTCCAGACTTTGTACTGGGTAACGGCATCATGATTGAGACAAAGGGGTTGTTTACGGCTGACGACAGACGGAAACATTTAGCTGTTAAGGAGCAGCACCCTAAGCTGGATATACGATTTGTATTTACCAGTAGTAAACGTAAGTTAAGCAAGGGTGCTAAAACTACCTATGGACAATGGTGTGAAAAGAATGGTATACAATATAGTGACCGCATCATTCCAGAAGATTGGTTGCATGAGAAGGGCAAGGACATGCACCCGGCATTAATACACTGCCCGTACAAGAAAGTTAAAAGGAGACAGAAAAAATGAATGAGGATGAAAACCTTCCCGTGTTCGTAGACTTTGACGCCAATGATTACATCATTCGTTTGTCTCCGTTCTTGGATGAACAAGGTAACTGGACAGGGGAGTTGCTAGTTGGTAGCGTTACAACTGGAGAAAACAACATGTCAGACGAAGATCACTACAGTCTCATGAAGCTATCACAGCTTGTGTGTGCTGCAGTACCAGCGTTGGAGGAACACGAAAGTGTACGTACTATCCTGTCAAGCATTGCGGAAGACATTTCGTATGAAGAAGTAGAAGAAGAAATTACACCAAAGATTAAAGAGGTAGAAGAAAATGTCATACGTGTTAACTTTTAATACTAAGGAGTATTGATATGATAGTTAAAGTATTCCTCACACTTGACATAGATGAAGAAGACTATCCAATGCCAACAGACGGAGCCGTTACGGAAGAAGTAGAGAGTGTACTACACGAGCTTATCTTTGACGTAGATGGGTGGAACATTAAAACAGTAAAAACAATATCGGAGTAATGTAATATGAGCAATCAATTACCAACAGACTATCAAGCATTCATCCACAAATCACGCTACGCTAAGTACTTTGATGGCAAGGGGCGTGAGTCATGGGGTGAAACAGTAGGCCGCTATATGGATAATGTAGTACGCCGTGCAGTTAAAGTAGATAATAGTTATATTGACAGCATTGAGCAAGCTATCCTTGGTCAAGAGATCATGCCATCTATGCGAGCTATGATGACTGCAGGTCCAGCCCTAGACCGTGACAACACGGCAGGGTACAACTGTAGTTACTTGCCTGTCGATGACCCCAAATCATTCGATGAGGCTATGTACATCCTTCTCTGTGGCACTGGCGTAGGGTTCAGTGTAGAGCGGCAGTTCATCAGCAAGCTTCCAGAAGTGCCAGAGTTGTTCCAGAGTGAGTCTGTCGTTGTCGTTAAGGACAGTAAGGAAGGTTGGGCTAAAGGGTTCCGTCAAGTTCTTGCTCTCCTATGGGCTGGTGAAATCCCTAAGTGGGATGTGTCACAGGTTCGTCCTGCAGGTGCAAGACTAAAAACATTCGGCGGTAGGGCATCAGGCCCAGCACCTCTTGTAGAGTTGTTTAACTTCGCTGTGTCTACGTTCAAGGCTGCACAAGGACGTAAGCTATCCTCTATGGAATGTCACGACTTGATGTGCTTTATTGGTCAGATCGTTGTTGTAGGTGGTGTGCGCCGCTCTGCTATGATCTCACTGTCTAACCTGTCAGATGACCGTATGCGTCACGCTAAGTCAGGTCAGTGGTGGGAGACAGCGGGTCACCGTGCCTTGGCTAACAACTCCGTAGCGTACACAGAAAAGCCAGACATGGAAACATTTATGCGTGAGTGGTTGTCTTTGGTTGAATCAAAGTCCGGTGAACGTGGTATCTTCAACCGTGAAGCATCCAAGAAGCAAGCAGCTAAGTTTGGTAGACGTGATCCTAACTACGAGTTCGGTACAAACCCTTGTTCGGAAATAATTTTACGCCCATATCAGTTTTGCAACCTAACGGAGTGTGTTGTACGAGCAACGGATACACTGGCTGACCTTGAGCGTAAGGTTAAACTTGCTACTATCTTGGGTACGATCCAGTCTACCATGATTAAGTTCCCCTACCTACGTAAGGTATGGCAGAACAATACCGCAGAAGAGCGGTTGCTTGGTGTGTCTATGACTGGTATTATGGACAACCCACTTATGACTAACTCTAACAAAGGATTGGATAAGACCCTTGAGCATTTACGTTCTATCGCTGTCGCTACTAACGCTGAGTGGGCTGACCTGCTTGGCATCCCTGCTTCTGCTAGTATCAGCTGCGTTAAACCTTCCGGTACGGTATCACAGTTGGTTGACTCTGCTTCTGGTATTCATGCTCGTCACAGCCCCTATTATATTCGGACTGTCCGTGGCGATAACAAAGACCCTCTGACAAACTTCATGATTGACCAAGGCATTCCTAATGAGCCTTGTGTTATGAAGCCTGACTCCACTGTGGTGTTTAGCTTCCCTGTTATGTCACCCACACAGGCAGTCACACGCAACGATATGACAGCCGTAGAGCAGCTTCAGCTGTGGTTGACCTATCAGCGCCACTGGTGCGAACATAAGCCATCCGTGACTATCTCAGTACGTGACGGTGAGTGGATGGAAGTGGGTGCATTTGTGTACAAACACTTCGATGAGATGTCAGGTGTGTCATTCTTGCCACACTCAGATCATACTTACCAGCAAGCACCCTATCAGGACTGCACTAAAGAAGAGTATGAAGAGATGCTTACCAAGATGCCTACCAGCATTGATTGGGAACTTCTTAATGAATACGAAAACGAAGACAACACAGTGTCTATGCAGACAATGGCTTGCTCCGGTGACAGTTGTGAAATAGTAGACCTAGTGTAATGTGGGTCATACTAGGAAGGAAACAGTGCAACTTCTGTGATAGTGCGAAAGCACTATTGCAGGGTGCAAATAAACAGTACACTTACTATACTTTAGATGATCCAAGTAGTAAATGGCTGTTGACATTAATTAGGAAGGCGGGGTATACTACCGTTCCACAGATATTTGACAGAAAAGGAAACCACGTAGGCGGATACACAGAACTTAAACAGTACTTAGAGGAGTAGCACAAATGGCAGCATACAGAAAACCTTTCTCAAAGAATCTTTATGGCAAGTACGATGGTGTAGCCAAGGATACACTAATCAATCACCTACTCAAGGATGGTCATATACTGGTAGACAGTACTGAATCCTATGATGCTGACGTAGTGACAGAGAAGCTAGGTGAGAAACACTACAGCGAAGCGGAAGTAAAGACTGCGTGGAAAGGTGACTGGCCTACCAATTGGGCTGAGATACGCATACCAGAGCGTAAAAAGAAACTACTGTCAAAGCACGGCAACAATCTGAAGTTCTACATCTTCAGTGGCGACATGACTAAAGCATGGTGCATTGACAGTAGCCTACTGACGGATGACAAACTACGTGAGGCACGAGGACGTAACATCTACGAAGGGGAACAATTCTACCACGTACCATACAAAGAGGCAGAGTTAATCAACGTAGCATAAGGAGTAATACTTATGAAAAATCTTACAAGACAACAGCGTGGCTTGGGTAAATACGATGCACCTCTAAGGGTACAGCAGACAATGGGTTACAATAGTTTTAAAAGAGGTGACCATGTTAACCCGTATCCTTTGGATACTATGCAGTACCGTGAGTGGAATAGGGGCTACAACAAAGCTTACTATGACAATTTAAACTGGGTAAAGAAGTATGAATCTAAAACAAGAGGCAGAACAATTTTTAAAGGAGAAGTACAGCATGTCTGATTTTAATTCCTACCAACGTAGTGCATCCGAAACTGCCATCTATCCAGATGAGCATCGTATACTGTACCCTGCACTAGGACTTGCAGGTGAAGCAGGTGAGGTAGCCAACAAAGTAAAGAAGCTTGTACGTGATGGGCCTGACAATAGGCCAGATGACTGGCGAGAACAGATTGCCAGTGAGATAGGTGATGTGTTGTGGTACTGTGCTGCACTTGCTACTGACCTCAACCTTACTCTAGGCATGATTGCAAGTCAGAATGAAATGAAACTGTCTAGGCGAAAAGAACAGGGTACAATTGGTGGTAGTGGCGACACACGATAGTGTAACGAAGTTAGCTATAGACAAAATTAAAGGGGGCTTAATTGCCCCCTCTTTTACATTGCATCTTCCGCTAATTCCAGAAGCATCCTTATGTCCTCTAAGGATCGGGGATCAGGACTTCTCCCCTCGTTTAGTTTTTTGAACATAATCTGAGCGTACTGCCTATCGTCGTAAGGAACACGGGATAAGTCATCAACCGCAGTAGCGTAAGGAGATGCGAACCCATCTGTAAGAAAGTCTTGTTTAGCATCCGCTAACAAATCTTTAATGTACTTACGTGCAATCTTGTGTTGCTCACTTTTACTACCGCCCATATCTTGTGCAAGTTCTTTTGATACTTCAGCAACAAGAGGTAATATAGCAGATAGGTATTGATTTTCTGCACGTTTTTCAGAAGGTACTTTAGACCTACTACCTAGCTCATATGTAGGGTCTTCAAAACCAATCTCTAAAAGATACTCTGTTAAATCACTGTCTGCCTCTTTTATATTTAAACCAAGAAACAGTTTCTTTAGTGGATCGTATCTCTTTATATCCCCTGTGTTTATTGATACCCTATTTGGCATTTCCTCCTCATAAGAAGGGGCAGCTATACCTCTTTGAATAAGTGACCTACTAAAACCACTACCAAAAGATGTAGACCAGTCATCATTTAATGTAGGATCGCTGGCGGCATCTACGTACACGTCACTCTTTATACCTGCAGCACGTTGTGCCTCTACACCTTGAAACAGAGGAGTAAGAAAAGTGTTTACGTACTGCCCAACGGCACCGCCAATAGCTTTAGCCCGTCTATTCTGGTCTACCATATCCTCCGTACCAACAATTATGTCACGGATTTCATCAATCATTACGTTACCTACACCAGTACGTGCAGATGTACCTAGCCATGTCTCAGCTATATGATCCATGTCTGCGCCATACCATGTATCAAGTGTACCTTCTTCCGCACGTCTCGCAAACTCTGCTACCCATCCAATTTGTCGCATAGGATATACAGGCGTAAGATCAACCTGATTACCATCGTATTCCATAGATTCGTAACGCTCACCTGCATCATCAGATTTTCTGTACTGATACATACCAGTTATTGCCGCTATACCTACAAGATTACGTGTTATATCTTGCCTGTCTCTTGCCGTAAGAACACCACGTGTATCCTTAAACATAGCTTTACGAACAGCCATGATACCCACACCACCTACGTTCTGTGCCATGTACTCCATAGAGTTAAACATGAAGCGAGGGAACGGTACAATAACGGTAAGACCGGATTTAGTAATTGTATCCGAGATTACTTTAAAAGGATAGAAGTCGGGTTGCTTTGCGTATGTAACGTCTAATGCTTTTGTAGTAGCTTCATCCATAATATCTATAAAAGACCTACCATTCTTACCACGCAAATCAGGTGCGTCATTTATTACATCTTTGATGCGCCCTTCATCCAACGTCTTACGTAAATCAATACCCCACTCTGCGCTAGTTAATCTTTCTATTTCCGAAAAGAAAGTAGATCGACGTAACATCATCTCTTGCCAACGGTTAGGTGTATTGAGAAACGCAACACCATCCTCAAGGGTAGAAGCCATTGCATCTAAACCCTGACCAACACGAGTAGTAGCCTGTCCTCTGCCAGTTAACTCCTGTAGTTCTGCAATGTTACTGCTGAGACGCTCAAACTGTTGGGCCAGTTCGGGCCTATCTAAAATATAATTTGTATATTGCTCTGCAGTATTTTGATCCGCAAACATATATTTCATTTGGCGGAAAGCATTTGAATAGGTTCCATCACGAACAAATGGCATAACATTTTTAGTTGCACCAACTATACCACCTATCCTGTCTCCTTCACTTGCAGCTTTAGCATATGTAATAAGGGCAGTATCAAATACATTTCCAAGCCCTTCCATAGGAGCACGAATAACACCTGACTGGAGGTTACGTGCAGCTGTAGCAAGAGAGGATACCATTAGACCTCTACGGATATTCTCAGTACGTAGCACGGTACTAGACCAAAACTTTGCAATACCTTTTTGTGATGCACGATTGGCAAGTTCCGCACGTCTTTCCGTCATACCTTTAGGTTTAAACCTCGACATCTGGCTAACTCTATTTAGCAGACGACCCGCTTCTGACACAGACCCTACTACACCAAGCATGTAATCTTCGTATGACATACCGTGTTTATTTAAGATGTTGTATAGGGTATCATCAGCAAGTAAATCTTTTGTAACGGTAAGATCAAACAGCTGATCTACTAGTGGTCTGTCAGAACCAACCTTTAAAAGATCGGGATTGCTTTTACGCAAGTCTGCAACAACACCAACTAATGCGTCCAGTTTTTCGGGGTTAAGCATTGGTATTGCCAATACATCTTCGTCATCAAAACCCAATTCATCTAATGGGTTTATGTCACCGTCAGCAATTCTACCTTCATACACACCATCTACATAGTAGTCTTTTACTTTAGTCTTACCTGCGGCACGAACTTTAACAGGGTCAATGGTCAGGCTACCATCTTTATTCTGTCTTGAAATGTCTACATCGGTACGGTTTTGAAAGTTTATTATTAGTTCATCTTTAATGTCTGCATTAGCTTTGGCTTTTATTTTATTAGCTTTACGTATTTCCTCACCAAGCTTACTCTCATTAAGCATTGCATCTTGTACACGGTTATATTCACCGCCACTACCTACTTTTTTCCATACCTTTGTTACTCCTTTAGTAAGTAGAGCTGCTCCCGGTAAAGCAGTTGCTGCATCTAATCCTGCCCATACTACATCGGCAGCGGCTGAACCGTACTCACCGTTAGCAACATGCTCCTGTACATTAGCAAAATGCTGTGGCACTTCAGCAACTGCCGTTAAGGGATTTAACATTTCGTCTGCAAATACTATCGCATTTACTTGTGGTAAATTTAACGTACCGTTTTCTGCAGCTTCAAGTAGCTTAGAAGTAAGACCACTTGTAACAAAATTATTACTTTTTAGTCTGGCAAGCAAGGCATCTTTTTGTCCTTGTGCGCCTTCTATATGAGTGAGTATGCGTTCTTTAACACGTTGATCTGCAGACAACATCAACTGTGAATCTGGATTTTTACTCGCCATCTCTTCTTTTACAACGGATAGGGGTACTCCACGTGCATCCGCTAACCCTTGTAAAAATTTATTTTCTTTTGCAATTTCTTTATTTGCTACTTTAAGTTGAGCATTGTAGTAGTCTTCATTTACTACCTGTTCTCTACGCATTTCAAGATTGTCATCAAATAATTTTGAAATAAGATCGTCAATTTGAGATACATCCTGTGTTACAGGAAGCGTTTCATCTTGAGGTATAATAGGTTCTTCGACTGCCGGATCAATAGATATATCAAAATTTTCTTCGTCAGTTTCTATATCATTAAACACAGGAACACCGCCCTCTTGCAAAGGCAGTGTTGATTCCGGCGGAACATAGGTAGGTTCATCATCTATGTCATTGAATAAAGTATTAGAGTCTGTTTCTGTGGGTAGAGTAGTTGTAGTATAGACTTCTTCTTCTTCAATGTCGTTAAACAAAGCATCATTCATCTAGATTCTACCTGCATCAATAAAATTCTTATGTTTATCTGACGTGTACACTCCTGTATATACGTGTATCTTTGTTACAGGTATACCATCTTGTACTTCAGTAACATAAACAATGTCACCAATCTTGTAGGCTCCTTGACTTGCACGTTGCTGTAGCACGTCCACTTGTTTACCGCTCTCATTTGTTGCGAAGCGTTCAAAGGGTTCAGTTGGATTGACTCTACGATCTGTTAATTGGGAAGTAGGTTCCATAGAGTGTTGATTACGTGCGTGTAGTTGTATTTTCTTAACGGCGTTTTGAACATTACTTTTTGTTATTTGATTTACTTGTGTACTCATAGGGTTATTGTCATCACCTGTGTTAAGGGTGCGAACATTTTTATTAGCTACAATAACGGCTACGTTATACTCAGGTACTCGGTCCCCAATTTTTTGAGATAGCCTTCCTTCTAAGTCTACAGAAAAATCGTTAGACTCTAATGCTAATTTCATTTGAGTTTTTAGCATACTCTCTACAGTAGATTTACTAAAGGGGCTTGAACTAGCGGAGCTATCGTCCGTTTTTAAAGCTGCATCTTTTGCTTTTATCTGTGCGAGTAGCTCATTAGCTAATTCAGATTGTTTCTTTCTAATCTCTGGAGTTTTACCCTTGATAGATTTTTGAATAGCAATAGCATACGCAGCATCTAGCGTAGCCTGTTCTTCATCTGCAGGTTTCATGCTGCTAGTATAGTAATCTAAATTTAAAATACCATTTTTAGTAGGTGTAGCATTAGTCGAAGTTGCTTCCAAATCACCTGTCTCGGCTGCCGCTGTTGCCGTACCTGCACTTGGGGCTGTAGCAATGTTTGAAATTAACTCGTCTGTTTCTGCTTCGGACATACTTTGCGAAGAAGAAAAGTTAAGTAGTGGTGCAGGAGAAAATCCTTTAGACACAAGATCACCACTCATGCGTAAGGTTTCTTGCGCTGCACCTATGCCTCTTCCCATAATTTCCGAAGCTTGTTCTGGAGTAAAGTAAAGGCTAAGTTTACTTGCAAGTTCTTCTGCAATTTTCTTTTCTTGATCTCTTTGTGCTTGTTTAGCTAGTCGCTGACGTGTAGCAATCTGACGATTTTCATCAATCAGTTTTTCTGCACGTACACGATCTTCATCTAATCTTTCCGATAACTTGCCAGCAAAGCCAGCACCAAATCCTGCTAAGTTAAATGCCATTATGATCTCCTCGCCATAAGACCACTAGGACGTGGTTCAGTTTCATCTGCATCCATAGGCATAGTTTCTTCTTCTTTTTCTTCTAGCGCCACTGGTAATTCTTTACGCATTTTCTTTAAGGCAAGTGCAATTTTAGTATCACTAACTTTGTCTTCGTCAATACGCTGTTCAATTCCAAGTTCGTAATCAATACCTGCATCATCACCTATGTATGCCAACATCTCAACAATTACTGGTGTTACAAGAATACCTACATCAATTGTGTGCATACCCTGCATAACACCTGCAGATTGCATAGAGTCAGCCATAGTAGTTAGTGGTATACCTAACTCCATACTGTCAAGCAAGGAGTCATATATGTCATCGGAAACAAGACGGGGGATGTAAAATTCAAGTGCTTCCTCTACAGTAGTGTACTGTGGTGGATTTTGCCAAGGTCTACTACCTACCTCTGCGGTCATACCTTGACCGGGAATAGGATAGTCAAAGGTAGATTTAGATAATTCAGCCATTGGTTATCTGCTTTCTTGCGTTACGAATATTCTTTACGTACTGTTTAACTCTGTCCAAAGGTTGATTTAACTTTGGTGTATCTTTAGGTTGAATATTACGAGACAACAAACCCGTACCCATAACAGGCTTTACTTCTTCTTTATCTTCTACTATACCAAGATTTGTATAGGCTTTTGTTACAGGATTAGTGTTCATCGTTACTTCCTCTTATTAAAATAAACCACTGACAAAGTTAAGACCTTTACCCAGTAGTGTATCACCACCCATAGGAGATGTAAACATAGTAGCTACAAGATTACCCCAACTAGCGGAAGTTTTAAAGTCTAGGTCAGCCTGTGCTGCGTCAGCTTTAGCACCTATTTCAAGTTTGGCTGCAGTTAAATCCGCAATACGTTGCCGTTCATTTTCGGCACTATTCCATGCCCACTCCATACTATCTTGGTAGTATGACCAAAGATCATTATAAGCAGTGTTAGATATACCAAGTACGGAAGCTGCATTTAATTCGTTGGCACGATTAATAGCTGCAGTATCTGCAGTTGCAATTTGTCTACGCCAGTTTGCATTGTTCTGATCAATAACTAATCTGTTCTGTGCGTTAAACTGGTCACGCTGGTTCATCATCTCAGATGCAAACCTATCTTGAGCATTGACTTGACCTGCATTGAACTGGTTCTGTGCATTAGTTTGTGCCGCATTAAACTGTGATGCTTGTGTAGTTAAGTTAGCAAAGAACTGATCTGTTTGGTTTTGGCTTGTAGCATTAAACTGTGCAGCGGCATTAGCGGCAGCTTGATCCGTAAACAAAGACTGTACTTGTTGTTGTGATTTAAACATGCTAGTCTGTTGTTCATTGTTTAGATTAACCATGTCCATTTGCAAGAAAGACTGAGCATTCATTACGGCAGCTTGCTGACGATTGTTTAAGTTTGCCATATCCATATTGGCTAATGCTGCAGCCTCGGACATTACAAGAGCTTGACGGTTATTCAAATTAGAAAGGTTTACCGTGTTAGCATTCCGGCTATTCTCCAAAGCTATCTGCTGTTCTGCAGTAAAGTTCATGTTAGCAATGTCGCTAATCTTACTTGCATTCATTACACGAGATTGAAAAGCTTGGTCAAACTCCATGCCCATAAATGTAGCACGTTGTTGTGCCGCAAGCATAGCACGTTGCTGACGGTTAGAAAGATTCTGTGACTCAAACTGTGCAAGTGTCTGTGCATCGGCTGAAGCAATTGGCAGTGCAGATTCCATAGCGGCTTGTATAATAGCCTGACCAGCCATAGAGGATGCACCAAGGCCACGGGCCGACATAGTTGCAGTAGCTGCCCTCATTGCACCTGCAGCCCATGCTGGTGTATTACCACCCTCAAACTGTTGCATCAACCCTTCAAGTTGTCCTTGTACAGTAGCTTGTTTAGTAGGGGTAGCTTCTGCAGCTTGTAGTTCTTCAGTAAACTTAGCGGCAGTTTCAGCATTAGCTACACCACTTACCAGTTCACCCTCCTCAACCTTACGTTGTACAGGGTTTTCCATAAGAATAGCTTTGCCTTGCGCAGCTTCAAGCTCGGATACACTAGTTGAGGTAGCAGCTTGTGCATCTACTATAGCACGTGGGTCTACCGTTCCTTGTGCCGCAGCCGTTTGAGAAACTACTTCACCAACTTTTTCGGATACCTTTTCGGCCTCCATAAGATTTGTATCTACTGCAGTAGGTGTATCGGCAGTTACAGTAGTAGCTGTAGTAGTAGGTGTAATAATATCACCAGCTACCTGACCACTTGTAGGCGCTACAAATTGCTCTGGTGTACCTACTGTACCTACAGGTTGAACTGTAGCACCGGGCAAAAGTGTAGGGGCTATAGCACGATTGGCTTGTAGTTCTGTAATAGAAGGAATAGTTACTGTAGTATTTTCCTCTTCATCTGTTACAGAACCACCCTCTGCATACTTTTTTACGTAACCACCACTTGCCATTTGCATAGCTTTTTGTTGATACATATTCATAGTATTCATCTTGTCAGGGTTTTGACTTAGGTAGTCATTGAAACCATTCATATCACCCTGATAGCCTAAAGTACCTGCAATACGCTGCAGGGCATCAGGTTTAAATCCTTTGAATTGCATCATTATCTTTTCCTTGTGTTGTCATAAGACAAAGTATACTCAAGTAGCTTTTCACTGTCAAGTAACATATTATTACAGTATGTCTCCATACTACTTTACTTCTTGTGCAAGTATGGCTGCACCCCATATTAGACCTGAACTACCTAAAGCAAATACTACAAAGGCCGCTACAATTGTAAGTGCATAGAAAATCTTATCTCTCTTTGCAGCTTCAGCTTCAAGTGCATCCTTGCGTCTTTTACGGGCTTGTGCCTGTTCATGTACTACACTTTCCCACATACCGGGTGGTCCGTATAGTCTGCACACAGATCGAAGCTCATCCATAACTTCTTTGTGTTTCATCTTTGCTTGAGCAATAGCAAAGCCTTCTTCCTCTGTAGATGTAAGACGACCAAGTGGTCCTTTGTGTCTACCCTTTTCAGCAATACCAATCTCTGCCTCAAGATTAGCAAGCTTACCGAATGCTGGCATGATACTATTTACATCTTTACCTGCCTGTATAGCACTACTGATACCACCAGCGACTGTACTTACTGCACTTGCAAGAGCTAAGACTTCAATCACTGTACTACAATCCTACTTTAAGACTTTGTTATGATCACGAT